CAAAAGCAAAAAACCTTTCAGCAACATCAGGTGGTGCAAGTGGTGATGTAGTGTACACATGTCCAAACAATCATGTGGCACTCATCACTTTTTTGCATGTATCGAATGGTGCTACAAGTGCAAAGAAGTATAGCATACAGTGGTATGAACTCGCTACAACTACCTATCACAGTGTTGTAGATGAAGTAAGTTTAGCAGCAAGTACAAATGAAAATGTAATACAGGGTGGTGCATACCTAGCCTTGGCTGCAGGTGATAAGATTATAGGATTTGAAGAAAGTAGTTCTGACTTTCATGTAACCATATCTGGTGCGGAGTATTACCAACCGACATAACGGATATGCAATTTTTGTGAGTACTCATAGGTCAGTAACTATGATATAACTATCTCCATACGCTGCATTGCAGCGACTAACACTAAAGGAGATAGATATGAGTGTAAGACAATTTTTTAAAGATGCTTGGAAGCGTCACGAGATCGCCCAACAAAAACGTGCAGACTTTAGAATACTGCAGATGATGAGTGATAAAGACCTAAATGATATTGGCATTGGGCGAGGCGATATAAGGAGAGTTATATATGCCGACCAAAAAGAAAAGAGTTAGAAAACTTTCTACAGGTGGTAGTACTGTAAATGCAGCAGGTAACTACACAAAACCTGCAATGCGTAAACGTCAGTTTGCTAGAATCAAAGCAGGTAGCAAAGGTGGTAGACCGGGGCAGTGGAGTGCTAGGAAAGCTCAAATGCTTGCATCTGCTTATAAAAAAGCAGGTGGTGGATACAAGTAATGGCTCTTGCTAAATCACAACAAAGTCTCAAGTCTTGGACGAAACAAAAGTGGAGAACCAAGAGTGGTAAGCCTAGTGCTCAAACTGGTGAACGTTATTTACCTACTGCGGCTATTAAGTCTCTTAGCAGCAGTGAGTATGCCGCTACAACCAGAGCTAAACGACAAGGCACGAAGGCAGGTAAGCAGCATGTGGCTCAACCTAAAAAAATCGCAAAGAAAACCGCTAGATACAGGAGAACCTAATGGTAGATGAGTATGACCTAGATAAGAATGGTAAACTGGATGCTGAAGAGCGAGAGATTTACCTAGAGGACAGACGCAGAAAAATGGAAGATGAAGATGCCAAGCGTGATGCCCAACGCAACATGACTTGGTTTGCTTTATCTGGAATGGTTCTATATCCTGCAGCAATACTACTATGTTCATTAATCGGAATGGAAACAGCAGCAATGTTAATAGCTGATATAGCTAATATCTATGTTGTATCTGTTTCCGCTCTGGTTGGTGCATACTTTGGTTTCAATGCAATAGGAGCTAAGAAATGATAGGACAATTACTTGGACCAGTATCACAATTAGCAGGTACGTGGTTAAATGGTAAGGTAGAAGAAAAGGCTGCACAGAATAAAGTGAAGGTAGCCAAGGCAGAAGCGGAAGCTCAGATAATGCTCTCAGCCGCTACGTCAGAAGCGGAGTGGGAAAAGATAATGGCACAAGGAACCCAGAACTCGTGGAAAGATGAGTATCTGGTTTTGCTTTTTTCAATTCCACTTATCCTTGCATTTTTACCGTTTGAATGGGCTAACGCAGCAGTAGCAAATGGCTTTGCTGCATTGGAGTCCATGCCCCAGTGGTATAGCTATACCTTGGGTGTAATCGTGGCAAGTAGCTTCGCTGTAAGGTCAGCCACTAAGTTTTTTGGGAAATAATCATGGCATTTAAATTATCAAGCAGATCACTAGGTAAACTAGAAGGTGTTCACCCTGATATGGTGGAGACAGTGAAAAAAGCTATCGAAGTAACTAAAGTGGACTTCGGAGTTACATATGGTGTAAGAGATTTGGCAGAGCAGGAGCGTCTGTTTAAATCTGGAAGATCACAGACTATGAAGAGTAAACACTTGATACAAGACACAGGATACTCACATGCGGTAGACTTAGTTGCATATGATGGCTCAGATGTAGTTTGGGAAATAAATGTTTATGACGATATTGCTGATGCAATGAAAGCTGCAGCAAAAGAAGTTGGCTGTGCCATTAAGTGGGGTGCAGCTTGGTCAGTAGGCAATATAGTAGATTATGGTGGTACAATGGAAGAAGCCATGAATGAATATGTAGACCTACGTAGATCACAAGGAAGACGTCCATTTATTGATGGACCGCATTTTGAATTGATGGTATAATGGCTAGACAATTAACAGAACAACAACAGAAGTTTCTAAGTGTACTATTTGAAGAAGCAGGTGGAGATGTTCTCACAGCAAAGAAGCTTGCAGGTTATTCAGATACAACTTCTACAACTCATGTTGTAAATAGTTTAAAGGAAGAAATTATAGATGCTACTCAAACGTTTTTATCACGCAATGCTCCGAAAGCTGCAATGGCAATGGTTGGGGCGTTATACGATCCTACTGAGCTAGGTATTCGTGATAAGATGCAAGCAGCTAAAGAACTACTTGATCGTACTGGTCTTGTAAAGACTGAGAAGATGCAAGTTGAGGCAAAGGGTGGTGTAATGCTTATGCCACCAAAACAAATGGAAGAAGATGACTAAACCATTAAAGCAATGGAAGTTACCCCAACCAACTGACATAAAAGAAGACAACGAGTGGATACCTATTCCACGTATATCACGTACCATACCTTTCGGGTATGATGTAGACCCCGATGATCCAGACGTACTATTACCGAATGAGCATCAGTTAGATATGCTAGTCAAAGCGCAGAAGTATTTAAAACAATACTCCTATCGTGAAGTAGCTAACTGGCTCACAAGAAATACTGGCAGAAGCATTTCACATGTAGGTTTGAGGAAACGGTTAGATAATGAGCGAAGAAGAAAAAACAAATCTGGAAGCCTACGCAGATGGGCAGACTATGCGAAAAAGGCAATCGCCAAAGCGGAGGAACTCGAAGCCAAAAGACTTGGAGCGAAAACCCAAAGCAGTCAAGAAGACTCAAGCGCAGCCTAAAGCAAATCCAGTAGTAGATGAAATATCTATTGAAGAACAACACAATATTATCTTTAAACCAAATGAAGGTCCACAGACAGACTTTCTAGCTGCAGGTGAAAGAGAAGTGTTATATGGTGGCAGTGCAGGTGGAGGCAAGTCCTACGCCATGTTAGCTGACCCTCTACGTTACATGGGCCATCCGTCCTTTTCTGGTTTGCTGCTACGGCATACAACAGAAGAACTTAGGGAACTTATATTTAAATCACAGGAAATGTACCCTAAGATTTGGAAAGGCATTAAATGGTCTGAACGTAAGATGCAGTGGACTGCGCCATCTGGCGCAAGATTGTGGATGTCATACTTAGATAAAGAAGATGACGTCTTGCGTTATCAGGGTCTAGCATTTAGTTGGATAGGCTTTGACGAGTTGACACAATGGCCCACACCGTTTGCATGGAACTACATGCGCTCTCGTCTACGGTCCACTGCACCCGATCTTCCAGTATATATGAGGGCAACTACTAACCCCGGAGGTAGAGGCCATCACTGGGTAAAGAAAATGTTTATTGATCCTGCTGCACCTAATAGATCTTTTAACGCAACAGATATTGACACAGGCGAAACTTTAAGGTATCCTTCTGGACATGAGAAAGCAGGTAAGCCTTTATTCAAACGTAGGTTTATTCCTGCTAGACTCAAAGACAACCCATACTTGGCAACGCAAGGTGACTATGAAGCCATGCTACTGTCATTACCAGAACAGCAACGTAGACAGTTACTAGATGGTGATTGGGATATAAAAGAAGGCGCAGCCTTCACAGAGTTTGATAGGAATGTACATGTTGTTGAACCTTACCGTATTCCCAGTAACTGGGTCAAGTTTAGAGCTTGCGACTATGGCTATGGGTCTTATAGTGCCGTACTTTGGTTTGCTGTCTCACCTAGTGAACAGATAGTTGTATACAGAGAACTATACGTTAGTAAAGTACTTGCTACTGATTTAGCTGACATGGTTCTTGAACTAGAAGCAGAAGATGGAAACATAAAGTATGGAGTGCTTGATAGTTCTTTGTGGCATAAGCGTGGTGATACTGGTCCTTCGTTGGCAGAACAGATGATACAGAAAGGATGCC